GTTGTTGGCATGGTCTTGGCGTCAGTTAATGACGCTTCGCTCATACACCAACCCGGCCTGCGGCGCAATTAAATACGCCGTTGGACAGCCAATGGGAGCACTTTCTTCCTGGGCGATACTCGCAGTCAGCCATCACATTATTGTGCAGGTTGCTGCTTTTCGAACGGGTTGGAAGGGATGGTTTCCGTTGTATGCCCTCTTGGGGGATGACATTGTCATTCTTACCAAGAGTGTAGCCGACGAATATGTGTCCATTATGCGATATCTCGGTGTTCCTATTAACCAAGGTAAATCAATTATCTCGGATAAGGGGCTCATCGAGTTCGCTAAGCGGGTAGTGTCCCCACATGTTGGTGACCTATCTGGGATTTCCGGGCGTGAGCTATTACGCTTTACTCGGAGTTCTGGCCACGCCATCGATCTGTTTTCACATTTGATGGACCTTGGTCTTATCGTCTTTCCCAATCAGGGGTTAGAGATGGGTCACCGTCTTGGGCGAAGCTTAGCTTCGATCCCAGTACGGATGATCCTTGCTAGCGCATATATGCGCAGTCGACTATCAGGAGTATGTTGTGTTCCGTCCAGCGCTTGGCCAGATGATTGGTTTCGTGTACTCCATGGGACTGAAATTGCCCGCGCCGCTGTAGCTACAGCGGAACATGCGATCTTTGCCAATAAGGCAGTGAACGCAGCGGAAAGTTTCTACGACCGCGCACTTGATGAGATGAAGACGTTCCTACTGTTCCAGTGGGTACGTTATCCTCTCTTCAAAGGAGCGCTAGGTGGGTTACTCTCTATCCCACTGGTGCTCATCTCCCCGGCCTATTGGGCCCAGCTATATTCCCTGTGTGTTGCTGTCTCTGAGGGCTTTACTGAACGTAAAGCCGTACGGTGGCAATATGCCCCATACGCTGACCTCGAAGACATCAAGTGGTATGTTCAAAGTGTGTGGTCTCCTCTTCCCTTGGTAGAGCAAAAGCCCTTACCAAGTTTAGAGTATGACCTCCCTAAGAACATGACAGCTAGAGTCACGGTAGCAGAGACTATTCAACTGGTAAAGCTCGCACGCGGTAAAGCGCGGAACTTGGCCAGCTGGATAACCGAGCTAGAGACTCCACCTGTCCACATTACAGGTTTAGCTCTTCCTGCTCCTCACACCCCTAGCAAGGGTGCCGAGATGTAAGGAGAGGATCAGGCCTTCACCTTAGGTGAAAGGATACGGG